ATATTGAATATGCTCTTCCATATCATCCCAATCCTCAGGAGTGATAATACCTTTAAGGATTAGTTGAGTCTTAAGAATATCATGAAACAACTGAGCAAAACGCTTACGGAGACGACCAATAAACTTAGTAAATTTTAGTTCATCACGCAAAATCTCAGTAGATTTACCAAGATTAAAAGCTTTATTGTCGTCAGTAAGACGAGAAGGAGGGAGATTAAGAGAGTTGTAGAGTTTCTTTTTAAAATACTCCACATCTTTGAGTTCGCCAAGGTTTTGTCCGCCAGGAAGAGTAGTGATCTCAGTTCCACGTCCACCCTCTCTACGAGGCAACCAAAAATCTTCTAGCATACTCATATGCTTTTTGTCATCACGGATCTCACCAGTCTGACCATCGTACACAAGTTTGTTACGATAACGTGCCATGACATCACGTAGATATTGCTCTGCTTTTACTTTGGGAAGATTGCCAACGTCAATGTAAAAGATTCTACGTTCTGGTGCGCGTGATAGTCTGTAGATAACAAGAGAGTCTTCAATCATTCGTAGTTGATTGAGAGACTTGATCGCTTTGTGTAGGAAACTCAATGACATTTTTTTATTGAGATCCATTAACCCAGAGGTAGATTGCGCGATAGCATCAGCAGCAATTTTAATACCTTCTTGGTTAGTCCAATCCATTGCTCCAGTAACAGAAGGAGCTGAACCAGCAAACCCTTTGGGGTTGTACAAATAAAATTCAATGTAGTCGCCGTAATCATACTGCAAAGCAGAACCTTTCTCTTGTTCTGTTCTGTTTTGATCGGTTCCTTTTAATTTCTGTCTGACCTTTCTTACTTTCAAGGAGTCCATGTAGCGTAACTCCAAGATCCCCTTTCTAGGTTTGTCTAGGTCAATAACTTTGTGGTAATGACACTTACCATCAACATACCAATTACGAATAATTTCGTGTGCGTTTGTGTTGAAGTCCATCATACGCAAAATATGATTAAACTCGTCACGAATTTTTTTCTTTACTCCAGCACCAACTTGTAAATTTGCCAGATCAACTTCTACGGGTTTGTCATCACTATCATTAACGACAAACTCATTCACAATTTCATCGACGGCAGTATCCACTTCTGGATGAAGGGACATGTCGCGATATCTGCGAATGAGTTCAAATTCGTTTCTTGAATTTTGACCACCAGACTGATCAACATACGTACCAAAATAACCACCAGCAACAGTGCTGACGTTTGCTTCATTGTTGGGAGGGACAGGGGACTGACCTTGCTGACCCTCCTTCTTATTAATAATAAAACCAAATAGTTGACTCATCAGATGAAAACAGATCTATTGCTATATCTATTTATCAACCTTGAACTAGACGCTGATCGCCAACTCCATCTTTGTTACCACTTGCTCCGTTCTGAGCTTCACCAGATACTGCTTTCCAGTAAGAATACTGGAACTCAACTGTGAACTCTTCGATCTGATCATTGCTGTCATAAGCAAGATCAATCTGGGAAACATTGGTTGGGAATGCATAGTGGAGATCATACTGACGAAGGATTTCGCCAGACTCGGAAGCATTCTTCTCAAGTTGCTTAACTTTAAGCATTCTGGAATAACCACCATCGGTCATACCAGGTGTGAAGAGTGGAGCATTGTTAGATTCGTGTGAGTTGATTGTTGCCAACCATTGCTCGAAGTATGAACGAATCTTCATTTCTTTGTCATTGACAAAGGTTGCGGTCCATGTGTCGAAGGTGCGGTCACCTGCGATCTTAACTGTTCTGCCACGGAAAGGAACTTCGATTACACCCAAGTTGGATGCAGGAAGTGCTGCTGATTTGCAGAGCAAGTTAATCATGTCGGAATCGCCTTCCGCCCCAGCGACTTCGCCAGGGAATGCGATATCAACAATGAACATATTAGGCTTAACGCCTTGTCCAATGTCAGTGATAAAATTGCTTAACTTAGTTGCCATTTGTTTCTTTTAACCTCTATTGATTTTTATGTATATGGAACTTTATATCAGCGACCTACAACTTCACTGAAGGAAACTCCAGTCTTCGTTGCAGTAAATGTGACTGTGATGAAGTTGATCGAACGAGTTGGTTTTACATAAACTTCAGCAACAAATTCGTTACGATCGATAACGTCAGCAGTGTTGTTTGACTCATCACAAACAACTAGGAAATCGGTAACACCTCTACGTGCCTGAACTTCTGCTAGGTAGGAGTTTAATGCACTAGCGAAACCTGCTCTTGTGGTGGCATCGTTCTGCTCGAACAATACACCTTCAGCAAGTCTGCGAGCTCTCTTCTCAAGATTGAGGAAGAGACGGCGAACGTTAATACGATCGAATGCAGAAGGTGCTGCAAGTGCAGTCTTGTCACCGAACAAAGTAATACCTTGTCCTTTGAGTGATGTGATTGGGTTGATGCGATTCTGATACAACTCGTCTCTGTCTGCCTTGTTAGGGTTGTAAGCAAGTTTAACAGCGTTAAGAATGCCACCACGATTCAAACCAGCAGGTGAGTACCAGTCTTCTTGTACGCTAGAAGTAGCTACACATAGACCTGCAACGTCTCCATTGCAAGGGATGTAACGATACTTGTCGCTGAAACGATCGTAGACATACTTGTAACCGCTATCAAATACAGCATAAGAAGTAGAAGTCAAACCACTGAAGAAGTCCAGAGTATTTTCTTTCTGCTGAACTGATGTTAGTGAATTACCACCAGTGCTTGAAATTTGGTCTCCTTTGAAAGGAGAAACAAATGCGATGCAATCTTTTCTTGCTGCAGCAATTGCAATTACTTTTGTTGCTTTTGCTTGAGTATCGCTCTTAGTTGACATGGATCCACCCATGAGAACGAAGTCGATATCAGTTTCTTCTGTGTCAACGAAGAGATCCATTGCAGATGCAAACTGACCAGAGGTATAACCACTGCCATCAGCACCATTTTGTAGTTGACCAGATTCAGCACCTACTCTTGCCATTGCTCCAGATACTGCAGAAGTTGCTTGATCCCAAGCAGCACCAGCCATGTTAGCATCTGTACCAACCGATGTTCCGTGGAACAACTGAGTTGAGATGGTGTTGATAACTGACTTATAATAAATGTTAGCGTTTTCTTCGCTAGTAGCATCAGTCAGTTTACTGAGGAAGGTGAACTTCTCTACGATAGTATTTGCAGTACCAGTAACTGCTCCAGTAGTATCAATAACTGCAAAGTGTAGAGCATCACCAGTAATGCCATTATCCAAAGCATGTTGTGTGGATACAGGACGAGGACCGATGTCACTAAGTCTGACTCCAGTAGAACCAACCTCGGTGTTTAGATACCAGTCTTTTACCGATGTTAGAGCAACTGTTGCTCCACCATCAGTTAGTGTTGCTGCTGATGTCAATGCTGCGCTTGCCTTGACTACCAGTGCAGTTTGTGTTCCTGATACAACCGTAGCAGTTGTTCCGTTACTAAATGCTAGGGAATCGCCAACAGCGATTGTTACATTAGCAGGTGCAGTTGCGAGATCCAGAATGTAATCGGGACCTGCGTCAACCAAAACTCCCATCAAAGAGTTTCCGTGTACTCCTGCTGTACGTGCAGCAAAAGTTTCTGAGGTGCCAGCACCAGCTTGCCATTGCAAGTCATTGGCGATCAGTACACCACTGCCAGTAGTTGCGTTTAGAAGACCAGTGCTAGAAGCACGAACAACAGCGAGTCTACCGCCATAGTTCAGAAACTCGTTAGCAACCAACCAATCTTCTGAATTGTCTTCGTTTGGCGTTCCGAATACAGAAATTAGTTCTTTTTGTGAATTGATATTTACGATATCACCGATCGGTCCCTTAGTAAAAGATGAGGCGTGAGCAGCACGAATCTGCAGAACACCCGTCACAACAGCATTGGTAAGGTCACGCTCTTTGATCATTACTCCAGGCGAGACTTGACTTGCCATATTTTTCTCCTTGGTATGTCCAAATTTAATCTAAAACTATTTAGATTTTTGAATGTCTTGAGTGGGGAAACAATGCATGAACACACTACCAGTCTGGATATAGATCTGTTACAGGTCTACCTTTTTGTCTTGTCTTTAGTACACGATCTATAGTGCAATCTTTACATTCATATGAGTATGATGAAGGAAGATCTCCCCTGACTCTCCTTATCAAATAGTAATCATCTAACAAACTTTTAGTTTTATTACACGTCCTACATTTCCTTTCTTTTAGGAGTAGATGCTCAAGTTTAAATTGATCATCTAAATTCATTATCGGTAATCCCACATATAACCAACATCTTCTTGTGTATCACCATACCATACAGCACCATCAGTAACGAATCCTTCATCTCCTTCTAGTCCTGTTGTAATAAATCCGAATGGTGCCATGTCCTGTTCAATTTGATTTTTCTGTTCTTGGTAAATGCGTTGACGAACATCATTGTCTGTTAGTTCTTTAAAGTAATCTTGCTGAACTAACCAAGCAAAGATTACCATACACATTACCAAGTCATCATGGAATCCTTCATCAGCTTCAAAGGATTGTTTCTTCTGAATGAATGTAGTAAGTTCATTAATAATTTCATAGTCATTGAAAGTGAGTTTGTCATCTTCAATAATTTGTTTGAGGTTAGCACATCCAACTTTCTTTACAGTAACACTCATCTTAACACCAAGTTGTGTTTTGTTACCAGAGAATCCCTGTCCAACAATCTGACCAGCACGTCCTCTCATAGCACACATAAGGACGTTGGGGTATTCTAGATCATAGTTAAGAACAGATGCTACTGAATCTCCAACGTCATTCACTTCGCATAGAACCCATGCATTATTATATGCTCTGGCAACGTCATTAATAACGTTAGGGAACAACATGGGTTTGATTTCATTATTTCTATATTTTCCTACTACCCTGTAGGGAACTGTTGTAATGTCAAAAACAATAAAAGCACTATAATCTCCGCCAATACCGCGACTAACATCAACAGTAAGAAGGTATTCAGACTTGTCCTTTGGTTTCTCATATATGTCAAGTCCTTTACTTTGCGAAATAGGATCGTCAAATGCTAATGCTTTTAATTTTGATGCTGCAATTAAAGTATCAACAGATCCCAGAAACTCACACTCGAATTCTTGTGTGAACTGACGTTGGGATGTGTTCTTGATAGTTTCTTCTTTCCACTTGGCGTCCCTTCCAGGAACCTGTGACCAGTGGACTTCATGATATGTGTAATCGTTTCTACCATTAACAGCATCCTGCCACATCTTATAGAAGTGGTTCATACCCTGTGGGGTAGAAATAATAATTACTTTCGTTGATTTACCAGAAGTGATAGTAGGATAAACAGAGGCAAAGAACGAGTCAGCAATGTGATTTGGGACGAAAGCGAACTCGTCGAGAAAGATGATGTTAAACGACATGCCTCGGACAGCAGATGCAGATGTAGAAGCTGCCAATATTTTACTGCCATTCTCTAACTCAATATTACCTTTGTTCCAT